ACTCCTAGACAAGCTATTGCTAACTTAAAAGAAATATTGTCAAACCTTCTTGTGTTTGATGATATTGATGAAGAAGGTAATGCTAAACCAGGAGCACTTAACCAAGTATATGTAGCAACTCGTGACTTTATCAAAGGTATCACAGAGATTATAGGTACTGATAAATTTAAGGACTATGTTACTAGACTAGGTAATGCTATTGGTGGAACTATTAAACAAGTAAACCAGTTTGGTTCTGCTTGGAAGTTGACCTTTAGTAAGCAATTTACAGATGGTATTGAGCACTTTGCTAAAGCCTTCAATGAAGGAGTTAAAGGTACTGATGTAGGTACACAATTCTTCAATGTAACTAAGTCATTCTTAGGTGTGTTAAACAACACAGGAAGACAGTTTGGTACATTTGTGAGAGATATTGTGAAGAGTGGAGCAGAGTTTGTAGAAAGTCTTGCTAAAATGTCTTCACAAGCAATTACTGGGGGTGCTTTAAGAGTCCTATCAGGTATTGTAGACATCTACAACAACATTGCTAAACTAGCTGTGAACTCAGAAGCAGTACGTATTGTGTCATCATTGTTCCTCCAAGTTACTGACACTATCAATACTGTGGTTAAATCAGTAAACCCTTCTAGTGTAAATACAGTCCTTACAGCCCTTAAAGGCTTTGTAGGAAGTGTTACATCTGTGGTAACTAAGATTGCAACTAGGACTAATATCTTTAATGAATTAACGAACGTTGTTAAAGGTGTCTTAGAGGCTCTCTCAGACATTGTCTTGCAAATAGGTACATTTAGACCATCTCAAGTAAATAGCGTGCTACAGAGCTTGAGAAAGGCTATTTTGGGTATTGTAAACAGTCTTAAACCCCTAATTGTTGAATTAGGTAGAGGAGCACTTAATGTACTAAGCTCTTCTACAGGGAAAAACTTCTTTAATGCCCTTCAAGGATTCGTTAAAGCTGTTGTAGGAATGATTAAGTCAGTTCTTGTGTCTATTGGAGGTTCTGTTGAAGGTGGACTTAAAGTTATCCTATCATTCTTCACACTAGCTCTCAATACAGCTTCTACTGTAGCTAAGTTGCTAGGAGGAGTAGGTAAATACCTAATTGCAGGAGCTTTAGTCACTAAGTTCTTGTCATGGGCTACAAGCATCATCTACACATTGTCTACTGTGGCTACAGCTATGAATACTGTGAGTGGTGGTAGAGTAAATCCTCTAGGTCTTGCAGGAGCTTTTTGTACTGATACACTAATGAGACAAGGTGTTACTTCTAGAGGAGTAAATACTTCTGTAGCATATTCAGGTATGTCAAGAGTTGCTAGAAATGCACAGGCTAATAGCCCTTATGGTCTATCTAGAGTTGCTAGAAACAAAGCAAATAGATTTTCAGGAGCTAAGACTATTGGTCTACTAGGAGGACAAATTGCTATTGATTCTCTAAATGGGTATGTGCAAAATTCAGACTTTAGTCAAGGAACTAAAAATTTCTCAAATGTTTTTGCTAATACAGCTTCATGGGCTACATCAGGAGCTTTAATAGGAAGTGCTTTTTCTCCAGTAGGTACACTTATTGGTGGAGGAGTTGGAGCACTTATTGGTCTTGGTACTAGTATCTATGACATTATAAACAAAGAGAATGAGAATAAGAAACTTGAGGAAGAGGCTAAGAAGCAAGCTAAAGAAGAGGCTAGAGCTAATTATGCACAGCAGTTAGCATCAATTAAGCAACTAGCTGATGAAAATGCTAAGATTAGAGACTCATTCTTTAGCACTATACAGAAAGACTCTAACCTAGCAGAAAGTATCTCTAATGCTAATAACTATATTGAGGCAGTTAAGAATAACTCAGGAAGTATTCAAACAGCACTTAAGACACTAGGTGTTGAAACAGCAAAAGTTCCTGACAATGTTAAAGACCTGTTTGTACAAGTAGGTGATAAGGTTAAGAGCTGGAATGAGCTTAAACAAGAGACAGGTATTGAGGATGATACTAGACTCTTACAAGCTCTACAAGTAGCCCAATCTGCTCTAGGTGAAGAGTATGTAAACTTTGTGAACTCTACTGGTGAACAGCTAATCAAACAAGTAAGAACTCTTAGTGAAGGAGAATTTAACCGTAATAAAGCTAATGCAAATACATTTGAAGCAACATTCCAAAAGCTAGGTTTAGCCTTGCAAGAAGGAAGAAACTTTGTATATAAAGATATTAGCAATATTACTAGTGAGATTAAAGGTATACTAGAAAGTAAGGACTTCTACAGTAAAGAAGACAAGGCTAAAGCTCTCCAAGAACTATATGGAAAAGTTGGAGCAGATACTTCAAATATTGTAACTCAATCTATTGATAAACAGCTTGAAATTGCTCAACAAATTGTAAAAGAAGGTTCTATTCTAGGTGGAACAAATGAGCAAAGACGTGCAAATCTAGCTAAAACTATTTCTGAAAAACTAGGTAATTTTTCTGATGTGTTTGAGGACTTCATTAATAATAATGCTGTTAAAGAACTTGAACAAGTAAATGCTTTACTAGATGAGGCAAAAGCAGTTAAAGCTGAACAAGGTACTGTTGCAGGAAAACTCAAAGCAAAAGAGTTTGTACAAAAATTGGATGGTCTTGTTAAAGACGGTTCATTAAAGGTTGAAGAAGCTAATGCAATATTATCTAGTTCAGGAATAAGCAGACTGTCTACAGAAAACATTAAGAGGTCTACAATAGGTTATAGAGACTCTATTGTTAATCTGCTTAATGATGGTACATTTCCAATCCTAACTGCAAAAGGAATTATGGAGAATAATGATATTGCAAGAATATCTACATTAGGTATCTCTAGTGCTGTAGGTGCTTTACATTCATCAGTAAGAGCTTCCATTGATGAGACTATAGCTAAACTAGATGAAGCTATATCTCAAGCTACAGCTAAAGGAGACTATGCTAAGCAAAGAGTCTATAGTAACTATAGAAGACAAGCTGAACTAGAACGTGATAGTGCTATTAGATTTAGGGGAGGTATCATACCTGAATACCACTCACAAGGTTTACCAGTTGGTATAAATTGGAGAAGAAGAGGTACTGATACTGTGCCTACAATGCTTACTCCTGGGGAGTATGTATTACGTAAAAAGGCTGTTGACAGTCTAGGTAATAACTTCCTAAACAACCTTAACAAGTTTGGTGTAAATGCCTTGCAAAGTATTGGTAAATCTACTATAATTAACAATATATATAACACAAACAATGCCAAAATAAACCAAAATATTGATAACAAATCTCAATATCTAAATGGTATGTTTGGTGTGGATAAATTGATGAGGTATGTTTAATGACTAGATGTGATGAAAACTTCACAAAGCCTAAACGATACATCCAATTTAATGACCTAGTGTTCCTCGGTAGAAAATCTATTGATGAACAGTCAGAAAGCATTAGTTTGCGTGAGAATAAAACCTCACGCACTTTTGCTAATGGGTCTTACGTTGGTAATGTGTCTAATAAATCACTAATAGATAGCAACACTATCTCACTTAAAATTGCCTTAAGGACTAACACATGGTCTGAGGAACATATTCAATCTCACTATGACTTTATCATGGAGCAACTACTAACTCCTGGTAAGCTATGGGCTATTAACACAGGACTACAGCTTGTGTGGTGTAATGCCTATGTAACTAGCATCCAACCAAGTAAGGAATGGGTTGTCACAGATGAAGACTACCTTGTGTTTAGGGTTGAATTTGATAACCCTGATGGGATATGGTATAAGGCAGATGAATCAAAGACTTACCTGGAGCCTTTTGAAAACTGTGACTTCTTAGACATGAAGGCTAGTTGTGTAGCTAAGTCTAGACATTGCTGTAATAGTCTTCCTAACTGTAACAACATTTGTGAGTGTTGTGAGAGTGATTGTGATGACTTGGACGGTATGGTTGACTTCTGCTCTGCTCAGACTAACCTTAAGTTTATCAATGACTTCTTCAATGAGTGTAATTCTAGTTGGAGAGTTGTGTATAACTGCTCTAAAGGTAAGTCAAACAGAAGCCTTAAAGACTTCTACAAGCATACTGTGTGTGACAACTGTGTAAATGAAGTTATGAATGGTAATTTTATTTCTGATACTGTAATAGATAGTCACAGATGGAGCTTTGCCTTAGATGGTGAGTTCAAAGACCCTGTAGTAAGGATTAACAATATTGACTTTAAGATTAAAGGTGAATATAAAGGAGTCCTTACAGCTAACTACAAAGGTGAAATTAGGTATGCTAAGTCATGGGAATGTCTTGAGTTCAGCTACAAAGAAATTTCATTGTCTCTACTAACAATTTGTGCAGAATTGCCTTATGTTAAGAAAGGTCTGAACAATGTGTCAGTAAGTGGAATCACCAATGAAAATGCTTGTTTATTTATTGATTATGAAAGTGTGACTGTGTGATAGGATATATTGAGAACTCTGTAAGTTCAGAACTAGGCTCTGCTATTATAGCTAGAGAAGACTTCTTAGGTGATATTGGTGTAGAGTTTTCCCTTATGGAAGTTCCCTCTATCCAATTAACACTTCCAATTAAATACTCTAAGATGATGAATGGGAATACCCATATTGTCATTAAGACTGATGACTGGACTTATAGAGGATATGTAGGAAACAAGAAAAACAACTACAAGGATATGACAGTACAAGTTGATACATCTCACGTTATTGGTAGACTAGGTAAACGAACACTACCTACCAACGTTACTGTGAAGGCTAGGTCTGTTGTATCTGCTGTAACACAAGCTCTAGGGTATTGGCAAGGAGAAAATCACAAGGATGACCTTCTAAATGACTTTAAGGTTGAATACCTTGATGACTATGCAGAAAAGAATCTGATTGAGTATGAGTTCTCCAATGAGTCATTCCTTGAGTTTCTTACTAAGATTTGTGAAAAGACTACAGCTCTCTATTGGAGAGTAAGCAAGTATGACCCTTACCTAATACAGTTTGGTATTTTTGGTAAGAAGAAGGACATACTTATCAATGAGTATAACTACCTTATCTCTTTAGATGATGTAGAGGAAAACTATGAAGACACAGTAAATATTGCTGTGTCTATGTCAGATAAGTCTGATAGTGGAGCAAGTTCTCTTACCCTTAGAGACATCTTCTACAACCCTAAGTATATGCTTAAGGGATTCCCTGTTATCAAGACAGGTAACAAGGTAAACTCACAACGTTACTATGACTATCCTCAGCTTCCAGTATTCGCTCCTGAGATTATAGGAGATGAGTTTGCTGTATTGGATGAAGAAGGAATTGCTCTAGAAGCAGGAGAACTTTATTGGGGTACTGTGACAGATAATGATACACAGTCAATAGCAGAGGATAATAAAGAAATTACTGATGCTGATAGACTTAAAGCAACTGAACAACTCTATAGAACAGCTATAAGAAGACTTATCAACTCACGTAGAAAAGTTACTTATGACATCACAGTAGAGCCTCTAAAGCCTAAAGCTATAGATGTAGGTGATAGGGTAATGTTCACTCTAAATGCAGGTGTATGGGAGCTTACAGCTTGTACTAAATACTATGAAAAGATATTGAAGACAAGTGATTGGTTCTTTGTGACACACATTTCTGATATGTATTCTGTAGGAGATGCTCATATTCAAAAGCTAAAGCTGTCTAAATTCCTATATAGTGATAGGGATATTACAGTAAACCAATAGGAGGTCTTATGTCAAACAACTACATAAAACTAGTAAATTCTGTAGCTAGAACTAAGGCTAGAGTAATTCAACAATCTAAACAGCGTAGAGGTGGTGTTACTGACCTATATGCCTTAGATTATGTATCATCCTTCTCTACTTCAAAGGCTTGTGCTCCTTATGGAGATGAGAATGTAGAAGAAGCAGAATCAAAGGATGTTCAAGGAAGAATTAAACAGTTTGTGAAGGCTATCAAGAAGGAAATACCTGATGCTAAAGTTGAAGGTGTATCTGCTATCATTGGTTACTTTGGTATTGAGAGTAATGTTACAGCTAAACGCTATGAGACTGACTACCTAACTAATCATGCTTATGACAAGATGAAGGATGAGCCTACAGCAGAAAATCTTGTAGGTAGTTGGGATGCCTTTCAAGCAATGTACCCCAACTTGCCTTTAATAGAGAAAGAATACCTTGTGGATGGTAAACATTGGATTGGTGTAGGATTAGGTCAATGGACTGGTGTTAGATGTAAAGCCCTTGTGGACTTTGCTCGTAAGGATGGAAGAAGAAACATCTTCACCTTTGGTACACAGTTCAAGTTCATGCTTTCTGAAGAAGGAAGGAAGAACGTAGTAAAGGAAGTTGCTACAAGTAGTAATGCTATAGCTGACCTTACAGCACGATTCCTTAAAGACTGGGGAGGAGTTCCTGGTAATAAGTTATCTGAACGTATTGACTTTGCCAATAAGCACAAGGACTTTATCAAGTCTGTGCTAGATGGTGTAGACACTTCAAAGGAAGAGGATAAGAAAGACCCTGAAGAGGTTGTACCAATCAATAAAGAGTCTAAATCAGCATCCTTCCGTGTGTTAGTACCTTCAGACCTTGATAGATTCCAAAGATGGTTCTTAAAGTTCATTGTAGAGCAAGATAAGAAAGGCTGTGATGGAGGAAAGGTAAATCCCCTAACAGATGTGCACTTAGTTGTATCTGCTAAGAATGAACGTACAGGAGATACAGCAGAAATTGAGCTTACTGAGATTTTCAGAAGACAATGGGGATGTAACTGGATTGGTGATGATGCTAGTGGTGAGGGTATTTTCCCTAACAATAAGCCTTTAGAAGGTTATGACCTTATGTATTCTGCATGGTATCTAAACAATGCACAAAGAGATGCCCTATTCAGCGCAGGAGAGAAAATCTTTACTGTGTATGCTTTAGGAGAGGCTAAGATTACCCTTAGAAACTTCCTTAAGTATAGTCATATAAACTAGGAGGAACTATGAGCCTATATGGTACACATAAAAATGTGGTATTCAGAAAGAACCATAGAGAGGTAAAGCAGTTTAAGCTAGAGCAACATCTACTTAAACACCCTACAGATTATCAGTCTGTGATTGCCAATGAAAAACTAAAGAGTGAGATATTCTACCTTGAATATAGACTCAAAGAGCTTGTTAAGGAGATGGAGTTAGATGGTGAAGCGTATTAGAAGAGACCTTGTTCAGCGCATGGAAAACAGAATCATGGCTGAGCATATTGTGGAAGAATTTGTTAAACAGCTCATTCACACTAATGATAGAGGAGGAGCTAGAGAGTTCTTAGACACAGAAGACTTCTATCTCAAACTAGAGGAAAAAGAGGTTTATTGCTTTAGAAAATCCAATATTATTAGACTAGACGGAGAGGAATTTTTCTATGATTTTACCTATCTAACTAATTTGTGTTTGGGTTTACTAGAGGATAAATTTTAGGTATAATTATTATGACAAATGCTTATAAAATAGCCCAACAATATGTTGGTCAATGTGTTGACTTTGATGGACAATATGGCTATCAATGTGTAGACCTAGTTGAGATGGTTGCTAGTCACTTTGGGTTCTTTATGGCAGGAGAAGGTGCTAAAGACCTTGGTATAGCTAGTGATTTATCCTCTTATGCAGATGTAATTCCTTACACTCCAGGTATGACCTTAAGAGTAGGTGACATTATCACAACAAGAGAGCCTAGTGGCGAAGGTTGGGTTTATGGTCACGTATTTGTTTATGGTGGAGGGGATATATCAAATGCTCTAATCATTGAGCAGAACTATCAGCATCAATGTACCATTGAGCATAGGAGAGCAATTACTGGATATGGTAATACTCTTATAAATGTCATAAGAATAAAAAGTCAAGACAACTATGAGCCTACAGATTCTAATGGAGCATTGATTGGTAATGCTAAAGAATCTGAAAAGTTCATTGCTAGAGACTTCTTTGAAATCACCTGTGATAAGGTAGAGGGAATTAAATCCCCTAGTGATTCCACAGTAGTAGAGACCTTCTTCAAGTGTAATAAGGTGTCAGGTAAGATAAATGGAGAATGGCTTATCTATGATAAGTATGATGGCTCTGTGGCTTATATACCTGCATCTTGTGTGAAGAAGCTAGAGGAATACTCTACAACTAAGAAGGAAGAAAAGAAGAAGTATGATAAGCCTAACGGATATGATTGGTTTACAGACAAGACTAGTGATGGTCTAGACCAATCAGGAACACAAAAGATTTACTCATTGGCTCAGTTTATTTCCTTAGGAAGAGTAACTGAATCTAATTATGAGTGGACTTACTCATCAGGAGACTCATTCCCTAATAATATAAATGTTTTAGGTAAAGGCTATAATGCTTATGGGTTCTTGTCTGATGGTGATGGTAATATTATCATGTCAGCACCTAGTTCTTTTGGTGATGTCATGGGTAAGGTTTACAATACCCCTTTTGGGTTTAAAGGTAAAGTGTACACAACAAATGATAAGACATCCTTTGATGTCTATGTGAGGTAGAAAATGGTATATAAGTTAGATGATGCAGACAAGTTATGTGGTGTTGCCTATATTGACTGGTCTAAAAAGTATTCACCTATCCCTAAAGCAACTTGTGATATGATTCAGCCTAAGTGCTCTAGTGGTGGAGGTAGTGATAACACTCCTGAATTATCTTGTGAAGATATTAAGAAACTACTAAAAGGAGAAGAAAAACCTAAAGAAGATACTCCTGTTGAAGATAACACAGAGGTAAATCTATTAGAGATAATGCCTAAAGTAGAAGATAACTTCTCTGTAGTTACTAACAATAATGGTATTATAACCTCTATTACTGAGAATAGCCCAGAGCAAAAAGAGGCTTTTGAAAGAAAGATAATCACAATTCTTAAAAGTAAGTTACCTGAAGGAGCAACAGTAGAAGCTGTCCTAGGAGAACCTTACTATAAAGAAGGAAGTGAACTCATTACTGGTAAGACTAACTATACTATTCATACTAGAGTAACTCTAAATGGAAAAGTCTATGAGCAAGACTACAATGTACCTACTATTTTTGAAGAACAGTCTAAAGCTAAAGAGGATGATGTTCCAAAAGAGGTAAAAGAACTATTCAACTTTGACTCTATTTATTCACTTTTTGTGACAAGAGGAGACCATTATAGAGCTATGTATCTTAGAGAGGATACTGTAAATACACTAAATGGTAAACTTGAAAGCTTGTTCCCTTCAAGTAATTTCCTAACCTATAAAGACATTTTTACTATTGATGATATCTATATTAAGGAAAAATTGGATAGGGATAATGAACCTAAGACAGTAACTATGGTGGTTAACTTAACTCTTTACAATGGGAAAAAGAAAACTTTAGAAATACCTAGAACAGCTCTCTACATAGATGGTGAAAATGTTAGACCAGACACACTAAACCCTAATCTACCACTACTTAAATCTGAAGAGCCTGATGCAAATGACAAAGAAATCATAGAAACCATTGATAATCATGAGTTTTACTATGGTAATATTACTCCTACAAGTGATGGTCATATAGGTTCATTAGTTGGTAATAATGGAAAACCTATTACATCTGAAGAACTTGAAAACCAGTCAGAAGTTTTCAGTAATGAACTTAAAAAAGTTCTTGGTGATAAAGTATTTAGAGTTAGAGTTGACCTAGTACAATTACTTCATGTAGGAGACTATATAGGAGAAAACAGAACTGAGTTCCATTCTGCCTTTAGAGTTGATATAACATTATACAAAGAAAATCGTTCTAGAATGACACTCTCTGAACTTGCAACTACATCTGTTACTGAAACTTTATAGGAGAATATATGGAAAGACTAATACTTAAACTTGTTGAAAATCAAACAGTAATGTCGGCTATCACATTGGTAATTACAACAGCTTGTGGTCTAGGGGTAGCATACTTAACACACAAAAGAGAACAACTAATTGAGTTAAGTAAAGGGGCTAAACGTTCAAGCCTACGTTCAGAATACCTTCAGATTTATAACTCACATGACTTTACTGTGACTGAAAAGTGGGAGATGACAAGACCACTTGTGCATGAGTATTTCAACAATTTACAAGGTAATCATTATATACATGGTTTAGACCAAAAACTAGAAGCATTATATACAAAGGAGAAATCTAGTGGTAAACGTAATAAATAAATCTATTTTCAGAGGTATTGCAGGAAGAAGACCTACTGAAAAGCCTAAATATTACATCCTACACAATGATGCAGGTAGTATGACACCTGAAGCATATATTGGATGGTTACAGTCACGCTATGACAATGATGAGGCTGATAAAGGATTTGCTCACTATTATATCAATAGAAACACTATTGCTAGAGTAGAAGATACCTTTAATGGCTCATGGTCTACAGCTAACTATGATGGTAACATGAACTCAATCGGCTATGAAGTGTGTCAACAGTTTGGTACTACTGATGCTGAGTTCCTAGCCAATGAGGATATGACTCTTAGACAAATGGCTGAAGATATGAAGTATTATGGTGATACACCTAACTACTCTAATATCAAATTCCACAATGAGTTCTCAAGCACTTCATGTCCTGCTCGTTCACTAGCTCTTCATGGTGGAACTAATAACAGTCTTCGTGATTATGTAATTGCTAAGATTAAACGCTATCAATCAATGGGAAACACAGTTCAAGATATGCTTGGTGAAGCATCTGTGTCTGAAGGTTGGAAGCGTAATGATACTGGTTGGTGGTATCAATACTCGGATGGTTCTTATCCTAAGAACAAATGGGCTAAAATCAAAGATGTGTACTACTACTTTGATGCAAATGGTTATATGTTCCATAACAAGTGGCTTAAACACACAGATGGAGCTTGGTACTTCCTAACTGAAAATGGCTCTATGGCTATTGGATGGAAAAAGATTAACAATAAATGGTACTACTTCCTAAGCAATGGAGCTATGAAAACTGGATGGCTTAAAGATAAGGAAAAATGGTACTACTTGGATGCAGACAAGGGTGACATGAAAACAGACCACATGGTTAAAGGTGCTGATGGTTGGTACTACCTAGATAAAGACGGTGTACTTGTGACTAACAAGACCTTTACTGTGTCAGCTAGTGGTGTTATTGGTACTGAAGCAAAGGAGAATAAATGACAAAGGTAAAAATTGAAATTGATTGCTTAAAAGACCTATTGAAGCGTGAGCCTATTGTTAAGATTGTTGAAGAGCTTCCTACTAAGGAAACTGCTGACCTTAACTATATCTATGTAGTTCCTAAAGAAGGAGAAGGAAAAGATACTAAGGCTTATGTATTAAGACCTGACAGAAGTGGTTATGATGCTATTGACCTAACTCCTCAAATTGTTAATGTACTAGGTGAAGGTTATATTACTGTGGAAAAAGAAATCCTTAATGAAAATGGTGATGTAACATTTACAGTAAAAACTAATGAAACTCTTGCAAATGTCTTGAAAGAACTTGAAAACAAAGACAAAGAGCAAGATGCTAAACTTACTGATGTTACCAATAGAGTTAAAGCTCTTGAGGACAAACCTGAACCTCCTCATGAAGCAAATATGTTCTTTGCTAAAGGTGATATTGTCGGTATTGGTACTGAAACTGATATAAGAATTACAAGGGATGAGCTTGTTAATGCTGATACTATCAAAGTAGGGGATACAGTAGTAGACCATTATTGGGATAATAAAGTATTCAATACTGGTATGTTTAAAGTAGTTTCTATAGATGGCGATAACATTGTCTTAAATGGTGTCAATAACATCAATTACAAACACCCTAAACAAGAACTCACTCTGACAGGAAATGAATTGTCTATCTCAGAAGGTAACTCAGTTACTCTACCTAGTGGTACTGCTTATGATGATAGTGACCTTAAACGAAGAGTAACTGCCTTAGAAGTAAAAGAAGATAATGATAAGCAAACACTTAGCTTAGATGGTAACACATTGTCTATTTCTAATGGTAACTCTGTAGAGCTAACACCTGTTAAGCTTACAGGAGTTACTTCTAACTCAGAGGGTGTTGTTATTACCTACAATGAGACAGAAGATGATATTGCCTATAATATAAATATTGATGGTGCTTTAGACAACACCTATGAAAAGGCAAAAACTTACATTGATGATGAAGTTAGTGGACTAGGAAGTTCTGTAGCTAGTGCTTTACATGACATTGGTGAAATCAAAGTAAATAATGAATCTAGGCTTTCTGCTCTTGAGAAAAAAGAGGATAATGATAAACAAACTTTATCTCTTGAAGGTATAGAATTAAGCATCTCTAACGGTAACTCTGTTATACTTCCCCCAACAATATACAAAGATAGTGTATATTATAATAAATCACACATAAATAAGTTATTGTTGAAAGTTAAACTGTTAAGAGAAGACCCTTTACATGTAAGTTTTACATGTAAACCTGATTATACTCATAGAAGAATTAACTTTGATTTATATGTTGGTCAAACTCGTCAAGAATACTTTATTAGAAAGGGTGATTTTATTATAAGTGTTCAAGGTCTACAAAGTGGATTTCATTTATATATCTACTCAATGACTGATATACATGATATATACGTAGATTTTATGTCCTATTCTAATATTTCTGCTGAATTACTCCCCAATGAGAATATTCCAGAAATTCCTGACTATACAACTGCTAACAATATAATTAGAGGTATTGACTAATTATTTATATAAATAGTGAGGTAAGAAAATGAAACTATCTAATCAAGTATATGATATACTTAAGTATGTTGTGCTGATTGCTCTTCCTGCTGTAATCACTTTTGTGAATATTGTAGGTGTGCAACTTGGATATGACATGACTACAACTATTGTAATTCTAACTGCTTTTAATACTTTACTAGGTACTCTTATTGGTATCTCAAGTATTAAGTACAACAAAGAAAATGAGTAACTGATATGTCAAATAACTGTTTGAGCAAGAACTGTGAATGTGAAAAAGTTGAGCCTTCTCTAGAGAATTGCTCTAAGTTATATGAACTAAATGACATTAAAATCAGACCAGCAATGCGTAAAATCTCTGTTTCAGAATGGTGTAATATCAATGAAGCCATCAGACAGGCATTTTACGCTGTTTGGTGTGTTTTTAATAACTTAATTAGTTTTATATGCTATATTCTTAGAGTTGTTAAATGCTTAGAGAAGAAAGTTGATAATCTGTGCAAGATAACTAAGTGCCAAAATAGTCAGCTTGCAGAGATTCTTAGTCTATTGAAAAACACTCCTGTGCAAGAGTGTGAGACTGACTGTGACAAGTGTTAGGAGGTAACTAGGTGAGCCTATGTGATTGTAAATGTGATGAAAAAGGTCTTACCCTAGATGACTGTGAAAAGGGGATAAACATTGATAAGATTAAGAAGTCAGGTGATGTAGTCTCCAATTCAGAACATTGTGACCTATTACCTAACACAGAGAAAGGACTGTTCCATATCTACTGTCTAAACAAGAAACTTATCAATACTACTTGTGAGATTCTTAATAGGCTTAGATGTATTCAGAAAAAGGTTAAGTCAATATGTAGAACTCAGATGTGTATGAGAGAACGTATGGATGAGATAAATACCATAACCCTTAAGAGGAATAAGGCTCAAGTAAAGAGACTTAGAGGTATAGATTTAACCAATACTAATGACCTAGAAGCTGTATATAGCCTAGCAAAGAAAATCTATGATGAAGAAGAAGCTAGACTAAACAAGAATAAGAAGAGACTAGAGGAAATCAAAGCTAACCCTACTACTGAAGTAAAAGATGACATTTACTTGTCAGGTAACTACTATGCAGGTGGTGTAGGAAGCTATGACTACTACAAAGGATTCTCTATTGCTACATCTAAGCCTAATGTTGAATATGTCAGAGGAGGTTTAGGTTTTGGAGATAACTCTCCAACAACACTTTATGACAGAGAGCTTAACTCACCTTACACAGTTACCCTGACCAATATAGCTACAACTACTAAAGGTAAACAAGTAAACTGTAGGGTAACTATAAATAAGGCTTTCACAAGAAGAGATGCTGATACTTTCTACCCTTCAGGTAAATCTGATAGGTTTGTTAAGGTATACAACTCAACAGGAGGAATAGCTTTCCAATTATACAAAGTATATCGTATAAATGGCTCATTTGAATTTATAGATGAATCAGGAAAACCTTTAAATTTAATGCTTGTAGGTGTTGTAAACGACATTGACTATCAACAAGGATTCAGTCTTAAGTTCAATAATAGTCAGCTTACCTATAAGATTCCTCCAGGAGCAGGAGTTACTAAAAGGGCTAATGAGTTCTTCAATGCTATAGACCTTACAGGAGCACAGAATGAGGAATCAATTCCTTTTGGTTCAATGCTCTTTGCAGGTGTAGGAAGTAAGATTGATTTTAGTGTTATTAGTAGGTATGAAGAAAATGCTGAACACTTTGATGACAACGATATAGACGGTGACTGGGTAATGGAGTTCTTTGGTAATACCTTTAGAGGAGAGTTATTGGACTTAAGTATTCCTGAAAAGCCCCTTAAACCTCTTAAGAAGTGTGGAACGCTTGACTGTGACTTTGATTGTTTTAAGGAGAATTAAATGGCAGATTGTGTAAACTGCAAGTGTGCTGACATTGTTGTGGGTAAAACAGCGTGTAAGTCACTAAAGGCACAGAATGATGATGTAATCAAACAGCACGCTCTAGTGTTAAGGGATACTCAGCTTTGTGATATTGTTGAGGAAGTCTCTAAGTTTGCTTACTCTCAATGGTGCTTTAATAAAAATATTAATGAGCAACTATGTTGGATTGCTCAAAATATGAATGATGGAAGTGCTCTTAAAGAAATTGAGAAAGTTAAAGCTGAAAATGCTAAATTGAAAGCTACACTCAACAAGATTATTGAGAGCCTTAAGGAAAGTGGTGCTTGGGAAGGAGACCTTGATGGTTACTTCGTACAGGGACGAAACATTGCTACAGGTAATATCAACATATTCGGTGGTACTCCTGATGGAAACTCATTCATTCGTACTAGTTTAAGACCAACAGAAAATGACCTAGCAGGAGGATAAGATGGGCTGTTATTCTTGTGGGGGAAACCCTAATACTTTTTGTGGAGAGTGTCTTACAAACAAGGACACTTGGATTACTAATGTTGATACTCTTCCTGACCCTTTTATGGGAGACCTAGACCACTTGTTTAGAACTCCTAAAGGAAATCTATATGTCTTATCTGCTGATAGGTCTAGATGGATTAGAGTAAATGGTGAATCAGGTGTTGATTATAAATCAGGTAGTGGTATTAGTATTGCATCTGATGGTACTATATCTAATACACAACCTAATGAAAATCAAACACTCTCATTCAATAATAGAACACTATCCATCTCAGGAGGAAACTCAGTAGTTCTACCTTCTGAAAAGCAAGAACTAAGCATTAGTGACCGTACGATTAGTATCACAGGTGGTGGCTCAATAACACTTCCTGAGGATAGAGATACTGTGTATGATGATACAGACATTAAGAGAAGAATCCAAGTCCTTGAGGGTAAAACAGACAACTTTGTATCTAATGTAGTCCTTAACCGTGAGGGAAACAAAATCACTATTACTTATACATTTGTAAATGGGGATGTAAAAAAGGTTGAGTTTGAGGATAAGGACACAGTAGGGGTAGCTTATGATGATTCAGCTCTTCAGTCTAGGGTTACAGCTCTAGAGAATAAGCCTGACAAGGACACAGTATATAATGATTCTGACTTGAAGAGAAGAGTCACAGCTCTTGAGAATAAGCCTCCTATTACAGTACCTTTATACGATGATAGTGGTGTGTTAAGTAGGTTGAGTGCACTTGAGGCTAAACCTGATAATGATAAGCAGGCATTATCATTAGAAGGTAATGAACTTAGACTAACAAATGGAGGTAAAGTTGACCTAAGTAAGTACGACTCTCCTATTATCAGGTTCACTAATAGAAATATTAGTTCAGATGCAATAGAAGGTTCTTATTCTGCAATTCCATTACACTCAATCATTAATAAGTATGGTATTAAACCTTATGATATTATTCAAGATATTGTAGATGATTATACAGGTTCAGGAGCACTAATGTTTAATTATTGGTTAGTAAATGAAGTTATAGGAGACAATGTATTTATATCATACCTAGGACAATATACTACTCATGGATATCTTAAAGACTTTAGAGATGGAATTAAGAAACTTGAAGATAATTATACTGAACTTGTTACTGAGTATAACAATGTTAAAGGTGCATTAGAGAAATTGCTTAATGACCTGAAGAACTCAGGAGCTTGGAGTCAAACTGGCTCTACTGTGTTTGAAGGTGAACTTTCATCCAACAAGCATATTGCTACAAGATAGGGAGGCTAATTATGGCTAGTTGGAAAGATGACACAGGTAGGTATGCCTGGGGAGTTTACAACAATACAGGTAACTATGAAAAGATTTATGTTGTAGGAGGTCAAGGAGGAGGTAATGATGATTACTTCAACATCCCTATGGCAGAAATGAATAGTCTACGTAGTAGAAACTATGGTACAGGTATTCACTTTTGGTGGGAAGGTGATAACTTAAATATCACTATAAACTTAATGGTCATTACCTCTAATACCTCTTGGCAGATTCTTAGAAATGAGTATTATAGAGGAAACCCTTACTATGATATTTATGAGTTCTATGCTGACATCCAATACCAAAAGAAAAATGGTCAATGGGTAAAACTAGGAGATAAACTCATCAATAGAGTAAATGCAGGTAAACCTCTTTATGATAGGTCAGGATGGGATTCACAAGGTTCAGGCTATCTGTGGAAGACATTCACTTTCTCAGGTCTTAACTTTGATGAGATGGATAAGTTCTCTATCGGTATTCATGGAGATAACGCTAGTGTGACTAAGTGGGTAGAGTTCCCTATAAACACTCTTCCTCCTAAACCTGTGCCTAACAAGCCCTGGGCTATTAGAAAGGCATCTAGATGGGTGTCATTCACTAATGGTAACAAGGAGATGACAAGTAGAAGAGGTACTAGTTTTGCTAAACGAGTTGAACAAAAGATTCGTAAAAGTGGTACATGGAAAGCTCAAGGAAAGGTTGGTAGCTGATGGTAGCTATTGATAAGAAAGAAACAAGGCTTAATGAAGCATCCTTCACAAGCTATAAAGAAAATGTAAAAGACCATTGTTGGTATGATGACTGTGACTGTGATGACATACTAGTTGCTGACTGTAATGCTCTTGTGGATGAGAATAACAAAGGTGTAGGTAGATATGCTTGTATGGCAGAATCACAAAAATGCTACAATCCTAAGTTCTTTAGCTCATTCATTAAGAAACTAGCTTGTCAGCTTAATCACTATATTGAAAACATCTGTGCCTTATGGGATATGGTTCAATGTATGGGTGAATACCTAGCAACTATTGGAGATATGGGAACAGTTCAAGTAAACTATTCACGTAACTCTGCTGTATCATCTGCAACATTCCTATACCCTATCACAAAAGAGTACGAGGTATCACTCTATATGGACTCTACTACAGGTGTTGACTTTCAGAGTGATGACAAGCGTAGAAAGCTCACAGACAGAAAGTATAGAGCCTATATTAGATGGTGTGCTGATGGTACTACACTAAAAGCCAATGAGGACAACACAATGCAATTTGTGGTCTATCATAGTGGTGAAACATACACTACTGATATGCTTAAGCAACGTTCAGTCCATTGGCAGATGATGGGTGTTACTGATGGAGCTATGGAGATGACTGATACGCTTATCATCCCTGAAGGTCAGTACATCAAGGTTAGGGTAGTTCCTGACAATCAAGCTAGTGGTGTGTTTAGGGTTCACCAATTCAAGGTTGAATATGTTCCTGTGGTAGACGGTAAGGACTTACCTGACTGTCTCAAGTTCACAGAACTTCCTAAAGCAGACTGTAATTGTGAATAATAAAAAGAGCCTTAATTGGCTCTTTTCTTTTTATACTAATATACCTAAATTAACAAAATGGACACAATTTTCATCTACCCAAAAGCATCTATGCCTCCATGGATGGTTTGAATAAAGCATAAACTCTGCTGAATGGTATAAGTTATCCTCTGTATCTCCAATGAATAAGTCATCTTCACCACCTTCAATATTTATGTACCATCCAGGCAAGTACAAATTACCGTATAGATATGCTCTTCTCATACGGACACCTTTACCATACTTTAGGTAACTATTAAATTCATCAAGTTTAATCATACTAGCACACCTCTACTAATAGGTTTAATAAATGAGTCCTTTACAAAGTAACATCTATCTTTAAATGGATGACCCTTATAAAGTATAGAATACGCTGAGTGAAAGCACATCCTGTTAACTGAATCACTGATGAATAAATAATCACTTCTAAAACTAAGTTTAAATACTGTACCATCTGAATATGGATAATCTTTTAGTGATACTCTCTTACTTGATAGTGCTTCACCATAGTATATGTATTTATTAAGTTCCTCAATAGTAATCATACAATCAACCCCCTAGCACATTCACACTTAGTAAATATACCATTGTGATTAGTTTGTATAAGATTGCTTTTATAGTTAACATCAGTTATAAACCAACATCTACCATTAGCATTATCATCATCAAATATACCTTCATGGAAGAAGTATTTATCAAATCCTACTATATTGTCATGGTCAATTACAGGTTCATCTGCTATGAATATATACTTGCTCATTTCTTTTTCTTTGGTAATTTCCACAAGTGAGCCATCTATCTTTCCTGGAATATACGGATGGGATATAAAGCCATGTCCTATGACATTAGGAGTAAAGTTGTGCCAACCTGTAGCTATTTTCCATTTACTAATATCACTATTATTAATCATACTCTTACTCCTTTAGTATTTAACACATCAAACACACCATTGTACTTTGTGTAAACCTTGTCAGGTGTTTTATCAACTATACTGACAAAGTAGCATCTACCATCCATGATACCATCTTTGAAGATACCACTATGTAGGAGGTATTCTTCTTCTAAGGTAGATGTTATGTATACTGGCTTATCTGCTATGAATAAACAGTCTCTACTCCATGAAGTAGTGTATGACACTAGAGTACCTTTTACAGGGTAATCTAAACCATTAAGCTCTATTTGACCATAACCTTCTACCTTATCTAGAACATAGCTTTTAAAACCTGTGTCTCTTTCGTACGTATTAAGAACACCAACATTAATCATTTACTTCTTCTTCCCTCTAATATACCTTCCATAAAGAGCTTGATTGCCCTTAAGACCTAAAATCTTTTCAGTATAAGCAACATAGCCTGTTCCTACCATAGTAGGGTATAGGCTATTTTGTTCTGCTCTAATGTTTTTACGCTTTCTTCTAAGCTGTTTCTGCTTCTGTGGGTTACGTGTTGAGGCTATAGCTTGTCCTAGCTCAATATGACGCTTCTCAAGCTCAATATACGTATCAGAAGCCTCTTCAGGACTAATCATAGTCACACCATTCTTCATAATACCATAACTCCTCTCCATTACGTTTAAGGATAATATCAACATCACCCTCATTAGTTCGTGTATAGTTTCTATCATCACCAATCCATTCACGCACAAATCGGTTACGTAGTATATAACTATCCACTTCTACTGTGTGGTAGCAATTTCCTAGTTCGTCAATCCTTTTCAGAATCCACTTCTTTTTTATAGTAGTCATACATACTCCTTGCAATAACTAGTCCATTTATTCGTCTTTTTGTTTTTGAATCCTCCCTTAATCGTGTGAGAACACCTTTTCGGTTAAAGGTGAAATACCTAAAACCAATAAGCATCTGTGTCACATCATGTGGAAGTATCAATATTTCCTTATTGTCAAGGAAGTCTTGTTGGATATACCAATCCATTATCTCATAGGTAAACTTCTCATAGGCTTTGGTTGAGTAGTTACCTCCTGTAATTTGCTTATACATATCTCTTGCAGAATCAGGAACACAAGGAATGAAGTCAATTCTAACCTCTAGCTCATTGATATAACTGATGTCTGATGCAAGTTGATAAGCAGTAGTGTACTTGATTCCATAAATCTTCTCAAATTCATAGAAGTGTCTAGCAATTTCAGAAGTCTTCCATCTATAGAAGTTATCAGGAGGTAACTTATCTAAGAAGTCACAAGATACAGCCAGCAAGAACTCTCCTCTAGCCAATCCAGTTATACCTGTCCTAGTCAATGGAGTGTGGTACTTATTCTCCAAAATGGTTGTTTCCCTATTAAGGTAGGTAGCCAATTTGTGAAGGTCTTTAAGCTCATATACTCCTTTTTTATTAGAGTACCTTCTAACAATATTAGTATCTCCTACTAGTCTATAGATAAGCACAGTAAGCAATTTATCTCTCAATGGTACTGGATGATTGTTAAGAGTTCTAATCATCACCTGTGACATATCATCAAGGTATTTTAGATTGTTAGGGTAGTGTCTACGAGCTAAAGGTCTTACCTCAAGCTCTTTAAGTCCATACTTATGCTCAAAAGCATCTTTTCTCATAAGAATGTATGTCTTAAAAGTTGTTAAGTTTACACGCATATCTTCCTCCTAGGTATGCACAATGTCAGCAAGCTAAGTCGGTTCAACTTATATACAGAAAATAAAATAGAAAGGATAAAATAAAAAATAAAACTAATGGAGATTTATGAAATATGACATTGTGCACACTTAGGAAGGAGCTATGCTCCTCCTAGAAAGGAATAAGAAACCATAAAGGTAAAAATCATGCACGAGGGGTTTACCCTCACAGAAGTAGCAAGTTGGCAGGTATATCTAAAACATCAGGATGTATTAAAATATGTATCTTGTTACCTCTGTGAGAATAGTAGCTTAGTTGTTAATTAGAAACAATTTCTTTCTTTATTTTTAATTGTGTTTCTTAGCTACATCCTCAAAGACTAATGCCTAATTAAAGTGTTAGTTACTCTGCATCTGACCAATCGTCATCATCATCTTCTTTGACATCTTCTACATCAGAATCATCTTCATCTGTGTCTTCTAGTGTGAAGTAGTTGAACACGTTCCATGTAGGACGGTCATTGTAAGGCTCACCTTCAGCAATGATGATACCAACGTATTTACCTTCCAATTCAGACTCTTCAACTGATTTTTCTTTCTCAAGACCACAAGCCTTAAGAACGTTGAATAGCTGTTCACGTCCAATCTTGTTGTCAACGATTCGTCCTGTAATTGTCTTAGGAGCGTTCTTACCAAACTCACCCTTGAACACAATTTCAAGCATATCAAGACCTGATTTAGAAGTCTTTTGAGTTACACCTTGGATAAGAGCTTCATAGCGCCCTGGTGTGTAGGAAGTTTCTGACTTTTCCTGGTGTTTAATTCTGATTGTCATTATTCTTTATCTCCTTTAAGTTTTGACTGAGTTGTTCCATCTGTAAGTCCTACAAGCATTTCCCATGTAGCATTTGTGATTGTATCAGGGATAGCTAGGTCAGGCTTACGAGTTACTTTAATTGTATAGATAGGGTTTCCTCCTACACGTACTTGATAGAAGTCTTTAACCTTCTTCTTACCCTTAACAACCTTAGATTTAGTTACACGCTCTGTGTGACCAATAATACGTGCTGATGCAGTCAAGTGACTAGCTACAGCAGGCATAAGGTTAGGGATAACTTGAGCAGGAACATCTTCGTCCACAACGTCTTCAATATTGATAGACTTTTCTTGGCAGATAACATACACGTTCTTACCATCATAAGACAAGCTAACTAGCTCATCAATGAAAGCCTTCATACGTGTACTTGCATCTCCATACATAGGAAGAGTCATCTTCTTAGAGTTAGCTGACTTCATCAAGTCTTTGTAGCAAAGCTCTTGGACATTAGTCAAATGGTCAACAGCAATACTGTCAAAGTCTTTAGCAAAAGATAAAGCCTCTAACACTTCATCCCATGTTGAACACTCAGCCACAGAGAAACGTTCTTCTTGTGACACAGAGGCTAAGCCTTTGTCTGTATCAAGGATAAGTACATTCCCTGGAAGAGAGTTAATGAAAGTAGTCTTAGAACTACCTGGCTTACCATACAATACAGTCAATGTATGTAAGCGTACCTGGTTAAGTTTTTTAATCTTCATGGTTTTCCTCCTTACTTACCAGTAGAGCCATATCCACCACGGTCTTTATTTCCTAGATGGATAACTTCAACAAATCTTAGAGTTGGCTGATTCTCTATGATTCTAAATTGACATAATCGTTGACCTTTCTCTACTTTACCTTCTTTGGTAGCGTAGAACTTAGCACCCCAATAGTCATTATCACCACAGAATGAGTTGTCAATGATTCCCATACTGTTTGTGAGTAATAGCCCTGTGTGTTGGAAAGTGCTTGAACGAGGTAGCAAGTGAGCTTCAAAGCCTTTTGGTAGCTCCATAGCCACACCAAAGTCAATTACAACTGTATCACCTGCTTTGTATTCAATATCTGTGTTAGATGCTAGGTCAACCCAGTCACCTACACTAATATTCTTAATATGGCTTACTAGGTCATCCCTAGTCTTTACCTTAATTACATCTTCGTGATGCCATAGCTTGTAGGACACAAAGAACTTACCTACAAAATATAAAGCAATCATAAGAATAATGGCTAATTCTGTCTTTGTCACTTAGCTTCCTCCCATTCCAATTCTTTAATCAACTCATTCACTATACCAACCATATCTTTACAATTAGTTACATAATGAGTTTTTCCTGTTGTATGAGTGGCTAGTCTCATAAATAGATATTGTTTATTAGAAAGGCTTCCTACCTCATTAGGAGTAAGGAGATAGTATTTTCCTGTGTAATAGACATTATCTTTTTCTGACTCTTCAATAGCTTTTTCTAGGAAGACTTTAGCCTTTTTAAGGTCTTCAATACCATTTTTGTATTTATATCTCCACACATACTTAACAGCAGATGCAATCAATGGGTCAAGTCCTGCTTTTAACCAAAAATCCCAACACTCTAGCTTGTTCTGTGTGTACCTTTTAGGGTTTACAATATCCTCTTTCATTTCTTATTTCTCCTATCAAGATAAGCAAGACCTAGAATGAGCAACACTAATAATAAATCCTTTAATAATCCTACTGTATTACTATCCATTACCTACCTCTTTCATTTGTCCTCCCTATCTTTACCATATACATAAGCTAAGAATATGAAGTAAAGTAAAGATATTACTATTAGGGGAAGGAAAAATGTAATTGTGTCATCATCCATTGTCTAATTCCCTTACCTTTACCTTAAGGTCAACAAGGTCATTCTCAGCTCTTAGAAGCTCTACATAACGCTTAGCTGATAAAGACACAGAGGTTACTCCATCAATACCTCCTACAAGGTCTTTGAAGTTACGTTCACCTTCTCTATCACGTTTAGCAATTCTGTCTTCTAGGTACTTATTGGATTGCTTATACATCTCAATTTCATCCTCTAGTTTGTTATTCTTGTATATTTCAACAAAAAGAATAACTACAGTTACAGCTAGTAGGAGAATACAAAGTGCAAAATCTTGATTCATTTACTAAACCTATAGTGCTTCACTAAGAAGCCTTCACCTTTCATTTCTACTACAACATTATCGCCTGTTAGTTTATCAGATAGTCCTGTGTAGAAGGTATCTCCATTAAAGTCACCTTCAATATAACTAACCACAGCCTCATCACAGTAAGGCTCAAACTGGTTGAAGATTGAAGCTCCTCCGATAATCCACATATCCTTGTCACTCTCATTATAGAAGTCAATGACCTCTTCCACAGAGTGAGCAATATATACATCAGCATCATCATAGCCATCAATCTCATCCTTGTGTGTTAGGATAATGTTAATTCTATTTCTAAGTGGTTTACTACCTATGGACTTCCATGTAGAAAATCCCATGACAATAATACCACCTGTTGTTTGATTTTTAAAGTAGTTCAAGTCTGACTTGTTAGACCAGGGAAGTTTACCCTTACTACCAATTAGACCATTACTATCTTGTGCCCATATAAATTTAACCATTAAATCTCTTACACTTAATATAATGTAAAGGCTACACAGAGTGCCTATGTAGCCTCCTCCTAACTTAGTCTTCTACTTGTACCAAGAACGCTTCATGGTTGAATTGAGGGAAATTCTCTTCAATTTCAGCCTTTGTGAACTTACCTACTTTGTCAGTACCTTTACCAAGTACATCAGATTCTTCTGTGAACCCTGAAAGTTCTCCATCTGCATTGATAGCAATGTAAGGAGCTTTTACATTACGTGGTTTCTTACCAATGTAGATAACATAACGTGGTTCAGAAGGAGCTTGAGTTTCTTCTACCTTAGCTTCTTCAGTTCCTTGTGCACCTGTTAGGTCAATACCTAATGCTTGTGCAAGAGTGAGAATTAGTTCTTTATTGTCAGCCATAATGCCAACCTCCTTAAAATATTTTGTAGAGTGTTTAGTGTGGTTTCCTCTACCACCACATTATTAGTTTACCAAAAACGTGTTACTTTGTCAATACCTTTTTAACCTTTTTTGAAATTTTTTTCAACAAATTCATCAAGGTCTTCTGTAATGTCTCCAATATACACTTTATAGAAGTAGTCATACACGTTAGGTTGTCGCTTAGTTGGAGGAACATATAAACGTAAATCAGGATTCTTAGCAATCATTGAAGATAGCTCACAGAATTGCTCATACATATCCTCACAACGGAACTTATTGTAGTTAAACTTAATATGCTTAACTCTATAAGCTCTTCCAACTAGCTTCTCTTTAGGGTTTACACACTCAAAGGAGAAGTCTTTTACCTTATAGCCTAGCTTAGTCATAACTTCCATATACATATTGGCTTGTAAGCTATACTTAAGTTTATCCACTTGTGGAGCTTCACTATAAGTCTTATAGTCAATTAGAGACACAGTACCATCACCATTATCTACCACAGCATCAATATAACCAATGAACTCATGCCCATTAGGTAGGTCAATTTCAATCTTCTTCTCAGTCTCAATGACTTTAGTGAAGTCTACAGTCTCTCCACTACTTAGGTAACGCTCAATAGCCAATAGACCTGTCATCCTAGCTTCGTCTGAGAAAGGTGAGTGTTCATGGATTGATAAAGCAAGGTGTTTTACCTTCTCATCAGAAAGCTCTCCTTTGTGGTCAGCCATAATCTCCATAGCTGTGTGGAAAATAGTTCCCCTATCCATGTACTTAGTACGTTCAGGGTCAGGTAACTCTTTATACTCAGCTACATACTTACACCAATGTTCCCATGGGTTTTCTAGGTAAGTGTTCAATCGTGATACACTAAATCTCACTAATCTAATCTCACTTTCTCTGATTTAATAAATTGTATACTCTTAGTATTTACTTGAATAGTATACAACTGCTCTAACTGTTCACTTAAAATGTTTAAAGATAATGGATTACCCAAGAAGAAATTACGTTCTAGTTCATTCTTCTCACCATGATACATAAAACAACTTAAGCTCTCATTACTACCTACCTTTATGTAAACATGATATAGGTCACTTTTCTCTACCCCTAGCTTAGCTAGTATAGCACCTATATTAGAAGAAATATCATAAGCTACTGTCATTCTCTTTATCCCTCTTACATCTTTCTATTGCTGAGTGGATATATCCAAGGACATGATTAGTAAATGGTGTAGGATATTGGTGTGTTAGTCTTTGCATCCTTTTCCAATATTCAAGCTCTGTCTCCATTAGTCCTCCAACTCTTTAGCAAATTGCCAAGCCCATGATAAAGGTGATTCTTTAATCAACTTCTCTGTGAGCTGATATGTAGCTTGTCTTGAGTGCTTCTTTAGTAGTTCAAGTGACTCATAGTTATGGTCTCCTAATGCTACACTACCATTAGCAAGCACATACAACCGTCTAAATCTACCTAGCTCAACAGGCACAGCTACATAGTAGTATTTTTCCTTCTTAACAGAATAACCATTTAACCAAGCACTTAAGAAATTCTCCAGGTGTTTATCTGAAAGGAAATAATTCCTCAACTTATCTTTATCTGCCATTCTAGCATAATTATATAGGTGAGTATCCCATACTCTTAAAGCAGATACCATACTAATTTGTGTAGCTTTACAGTATTCTAACCAATGAGATACATAGTCAGGTAGTTCTACTTTAGGTGTGCTATACTCCATAGCTTCGTCAAACCTACCCTGTACATAACCTTCACGGTATGTTTTAGACATAACATCATTACCTAGTTTAGACATAATTTCTCTAACCCACTCAGCTTTAGAAGACTCATCTAAGCCTTCTATTCGTCTAATTGCCTTCTTAAGAGTGACTTTATACATTCCTTCATCATACACCATAGGAAACCTCCTTACTTGTTATCTAAATGGTAAATCAAAGTGTCAAATCTCATTCCTAGAGATTCATCAGCACTTGTGCGTTGTGTACGTTCTGTGTTTAGCTCTTTTCGTAAAGTCTTTAACTCACGGTCTAGCTCATTCATCCTTTTCATATTCAGACAAATCACTAGTGTTGCTACCAATATTAGTAACCCACTTCCCAAAAAGAACAGCCTTAAGAACATCCTTTTCATTGTCTTTTGTGATAAATCCTTCATTATCTAATTCCTTTACTGTGTCTACAACACTAAGGTCTTCCTTTTTGCATTTACGGATAGCTCTAGCAACCTTAATGTCTAGTGTAGGGATTCCATCATCTACATAGGTAAAGAGGTCTACTTCAAAAATAGTTGAAAGTCTCTTTAGGTTAGTTGGTGAAGGAATATTTTCCCCTTTTTCCCAATTTGCTATACGAGAATTACCAATATATCCCATTCTTTTTGCTAGTTGCATTTGAGTCATCCTTTTTGAAATTCGTAACTCTCTTATCCGTTTTCCCAATACGCTCACTTATAGTAAATCCTACTTTCTTTTTGTCTTTCTTAGGAGGTAGGTTTTCCACTTCCTCCTTAGAGATAAAGTCAGCATACTCATGGTAACTTTCTTTTAGCTCTTCTACTGAACTTGAAGACACAGTAAACTTGTTAGGTTCTACAGTCCATCCAGTAAACCCACCATCATATTTACACAGATAGTGTCCTGAAGGTAACTTAACGTAGTAAACCTCTGTGACTTTTTTCTTGAGAGTATAAGCTCCACAAAGGATTGCTCTACCTATTCTGTCAATGATGTCATCCATATCTGAGTAGGTCTTTCCTTGCATGAGGTCTCTTCTCCAAGAAATATATTCAGTAGTCTTAGCCTTTAGCACATAGTTTAAGTAACCAAGAGCACCAACTTTTTCTTTTACCGTACTCTTACTTAGTCTGTCTACAAAACGTGCTTCATAATAATCTAGTTCAGGAATCTCTACCTCAACTTTTACTGTCTTAATACTTGATTCAACTTCTTTCTTAGAATCATCTACTTTGTTATCAGGAATTTCTTCACTTTCCTTAACTTCTTTAATTCTATCTTCAATATCATAGTATTGTTTTACTTTATTAAATGAGTCTATTCTAACTGACCCTATACCTTGTGCTAAAATCTTAGTTAATGTTTGAGCTGAAATACCAATCTCCTTACTTAACTGAGCTTTAGTCATTGTTTCTAAACTCTTGAGTATTTTTTCTTTCATTTTTAACACCTTTCCTTATTACGTATACTAGTATACACCATTATCGGATAATTGTCAATAGAAAAATTGAGAAATAATTAAAAAATTTTAATTATTTCCCATCTTCCTTAAGTTGGTCTGTTAAACAAGCACTACAAGGTGTAACTTCATAGCCTAAAAACATAGCTAAAACTTGATTTGCAATACGTGATTGCTCAATAAACACAGATTTTACATCATCATTAGCTAGGTCTACTTGCCAAGCCTCAAAGGCAGTGATTACAGCCACTAGAACGTGCTTCAGCAAGCACCAAAGGTCAGGGTTGCCCATTTCATTGGCTTGACCTTTAAGAAGCACCATAGCTCTCCTACGCTGTTCTGTGACCTGTTGTAGTGTGTTTGTAATTTGATGCACACGTTCTTTAGTGTCATATACAGCGATTCGGTCTTCCTCAGTCTGCTCTTCTTGTCCTTGCTTATACCAATACTTAATTTGGTCTTCATACTTACGCACAAGGATTTCTAGGTGATATTCACTAGCTCCTAAGTGCATAATGTTTGTGATAATATCCTCTGTAATTCCCACAGAGCTGTTCTTATTTACTAATACCATTTACTAATCCTCTATATTCATACCTAACAAAGTAGGTATTCTTAGTTAAATTAAAAGCTCTCTCATAGAAAGCTATAGCCTTCTCACTTGTAAAGAATTTGTGCTCTTCTACAAGCTCTCCATCAA